TTATTTTCAAGAGTAGAAGGTCACGGTCAACCTTTATATGATCTAATAAATAATAACAAGATTGCTGATCGCCACGTCTTTTTCGTTCACGGCGGTGTTGAAACTGAAGAACGAGAAAAGGTTCGAGAAATAACTGAAAAAGAAAACAATGCAATCATCGTTGCTTCTTACGGTACTTTTTCTACTGGTATTAACATCCGAAATCTACATAATGTTATCTTTGCTTCCCCTAGTAAATCAAGAATCAGAAATCTTCAATCAATCGGAAGAGTTCTCAGAAAAGGAAAAAATAAAGTAAAAGCAGTCCTTTACGATATTGCTGATGACTGTACTCATAACTCCAGAAAAAATTATACTCTAAACCACCTCATAGAGAGAATTAAAATTTATAACGAAGAAAACTTTAACAATGAAATAATCACCATACAACTTAAGAAAAAATGATAGAAGATGATTTTTACTGTACACTCAAATTAAAAACAGGCGAAGAGATCTTTGCTAAGGTAGCGGCATCTGAAGAAGAAGATAGAACAATATTGATTGTTTCGAATCCTATCACTGTTAATGAAATTAAAAGTAGAACAGGTATTGCTGGATATAAGATAGAACCTTGGTTAAAAACAACCAAAGAAGATATGTTTATTATTAACCTTGAAGACGTTTTGACTCTTTCTGAATCTTCTGATATTGAAATGATTATGATGTATCAGTCTTATGTGAGACAATCTAGTAAGGAAAAGAATAACGAACCAAAGTTGAATCGTAGAATGGGATATCTTGCTAACGTTAATGATGCTAAAGAGCTCTTAGAGAAGCTTTATAAAAATAGCTAAAGTTAATCTTATCAACCTCGACAAAGGTAATTGTATCAACTTTTGAATACCTTGTCAAGCATTTAGATAAGTGGTATAATTTATACATAATAATGATTAAAACTTATGATTACCACAGCAGTTATGACCAAGAGAAAAAGGTCAGAGCATTACGTCAACAACAAAGAGTTTCTTGCCGCTATCATCAAGTATCGTGAAGATGTTGAGATAACCTTTATTAAAAAGTTTGGTAGAGAATTAACAAAGGAAGATCGTGCAAAGACCTGGGACACCAAACCTCCTATTCCTCGCTACATTGGAGAGTGTTTCCTGAAGATTGCTAATCACCTGTCATTCAAACCAAACTTCGTGAACTATATGTTCAAGGAAGATATGATTTCTGACGGTATTGAAAACTGTGTTCAGTATATTCATAACTTCAATCCAGAGAAGTCACAAAATCCTTTTGCCTACTTCACTCAAATTATTCACTACGCTTTCCTACGTCGTATCCAAAGAGAAAAGCGTCAACTAGAAATCAAAAATAAAATTCTAGAACGATCTGGGTTCTCTGAGGTCTTCACTGACGACAACACTATTGACGGCGGAAACTATTCCGACTATAATAGTATCAAAGACGGTGTACACTCTAAACTTCGTTATTGAATGAAAGTCGCTATCATTACAGATACACACTATGGTGCAAGAAAGGGTTCGAAACTTTTTCACGATTATTTTGAACTCTTCTATAAGAACGTATTTTTCCCTACACTCGAAGAGCAAGGGATTACTACGGTCATTCATATGGGTGATGCTTTTGATAGCCGTAAATCAATTGATTATCAAAGTTTAGAATGGTCAAAAAGAGTCGTATTTGAACCACTTAAAAACTATAATGTTCACATGGTTGTTGGCAATCATGATAGTTACTATAAGAATACTAACAACACAAACTCTCCACAACTTTTATTGAAGGATTATCCAAACATCCAAACGTATTCTTCTCCAACAGAAATTAAAGTTGGAAACCTTGACGTTCTTCTTCTTCCTTGGATTTGTATGGAAAACGAAGAACAATCACTCAAGATGATTAAAAAAACCAAAGCAAAAGTTGCCATGGGTCATCTTGAACTTCAAGGTTTTAGTCCTCACCGAGGATTTATTATGGATCATGGTCTGGAGAGTAAAATATTTGATAAATTTGAACGCGTTTTTTCTGGACACTATCATACAAGATCTAATAATGGAACAGTATTCTACATTGGAAATCCATATGAGATTTATTGGACTGATGTAAATGATACTCGTGGTTTCACTATCTTTGACACTGAAACTTTAGAACATACTCCAGTTAATAATCCTTACAAGATGTTTCATAACATTTACTATGAGGATACAAACTATCAAACATTTGATACTCGTGAGTATGAAAACAAAATTGTAAAAGTTGTTGTTCGCAAGAAATCAGATACTAAAAAGTTTGAAAAGTTTATTGATAAACTTCATGCTTCAAATATTGCAGAATTAAAAATTATCGAAAACTTCGAAATTCAAGAATCTCAAGATTTTGAAGCATTTGAAAGTGAAGATACTATTTCTATCTTGAATAGATATATTGAGGAGGCAGAAATCAGTCTTGATAAATCTATCATTCAAAAAATGATGCAAGAAATTTATCAAGAGGCATGTGAATTAGTTTAAATGTTTATTCTAACAATCAATGGTAGAGAAACCGAAGGAGCATATTCAGTAATTGATGATGAAGGAGAACACATTTTGTACCTCTTTCAGGAAGAGGATGATGCTGTTCGGTATGCCATGATGTTAGAGGATGATGGATATCCTGAAATGCATGTAATTGAAATTGAAGATAAAGTAATGGTAAAAACTTGCGAAATGCATGGATACCAGTATACTGTTATTACTCCTGATGATATTGTAATTCCTCCAAACACTGAACATGATTTTATTTAAGACTATTCGTTGGAAAAACTTTTTAAGTACAGGAACACAGTACACTGAAGTTGATTTCACAAAAAATAAAACCAATCTTATTGTAGGTACAAATGGAGCAGGAAAGAGCACTGTTCTAGATGCACTTACATTTGCTTTGTTTGGAAAGCCATTTCGTAAGATTAATAAACCACAACTAGTCAACTCTGTAAATGAAAAAGATTGTAGAGTTGAAGTAGAATTTTCTATTGGAAGTACCGAATGGAAAGTTGTAAGAGGAATTAAACCAGCACTATTTGAGATTTGGAGAAATGATAGTGTTTTGGACCAATCCTCTGCTGCTCTAGATCAGCAAAAGTGGTTGGAGCAGAATGTTCTTAAAATGAACTATAAGTCTTTTACTCAAATTGTAATTTTGGGTTCTAGTACTTTTGTTCCTTTTATGCAACTTTCTGCTGCTCACCGTAGAGAAGTGATTGAGGACCTTCTTGATATTAAGATTTTCTCTTCAATGAATATGGTAATCAAAGAAAAGATTCGCCAGACAAAAGAAGAAATTAAAGTTTATGAGTTGAAGAAAGAATCTCTTCTTGATAAAGTTAAAATGCAACAAGAGTTTATTGAAGAACTTGAGAATCGTGGTAAAGAAAATATAGAGAACAATAAACGGAAAGTTTCCGATTTAGATAAAGAAATCCAACAACACATGGACGAGAATGATACTTTAGAAGAACCTCTTTATGAGTATATTAGAGAGCAAGATAAGTTAGTTGGATATGCAGATAAACTACGCAAACTTGGAAACCTAAAAGGTAAGATTTCTCAAAAAGTATCTACTATTACTAAAGAGCATAAGTTCTTCACTGAGAATACGGTTTGCCCAACTTGCACACAAACAATCGACGAGTCCTTCAGAATAAATAGAATTAACGACGCTCAAAATAAAGCAAAGGAGTTGCAATCTGGTTATAAAGAACTGGAGGAGGCAATTAAAGAGGAAGAAGAGCGAGAGCGTCAATTCACCGCTCTATCGAAGGAGATTTCAAAATTAACTAATGGTATTTCTCAAAACAATATTAAGATTAACGGACTGCGTAGACAGATCCGAAATCTTGAACATGAAATTCAAGTTCTTACCGAGAACCTTGCAAACAGAAATTCTGAACATGAGAAGTTAGAATCCTTCAGAGACAACTTAAAAACTACATACGACGACCTCGCTTCTAAAAAAGACACAATCAACTATTACGATTTTTCGTATAGTTTGCTCAAAGACGGTGGAGTAAAATCCAAAATCATCAAAAAGTATTTGCCTCTCATCAATCAGCAAGTTAACCGCTACTTGCAAATGATGGACTTCTATATTAACTTTACTCTTGATGAGGAATTTAACGAAACCGTCCAGTCACCAATTCACGAAGATTTCTCCTATGCTTCTTTCAGTGAAGGAGAAAAACAGAGAATCGACCTAGCACTTCTTTTCACTTGGAGGGAAGTTGCAAGAATGAAGAACTCCGTGAATACTAACTTAATGATTCTTGATGAAATTTTTGATAGTTCTTTGGATTCCACAGGAACCGAAGAGTTTCTTAAAATCATTCGTTATGTAATCAAAGACGCAAATATCTTTGTTATTTCACATAAGACTGGTATGGAGGACAAATTTGAAAGTGTCATAAAGTTTGAGAAAGTCAAAGGTTTTTCGCATATGGTGGTCTGAACCACTCAAGAACAATGCAAGTCCCAAACTGGAAGCACCACTCCAAGAAAGAACAGAAACGAAAACTTAAACCGCAA